GGTAGCTCCTTGCTTCTTCGAAAAGGTTCGATGCGGGAACGATGGAGGAGGGACTGGCTCAGGAAAACTCCAGAACTGGAAAACCAGGCCTCAGCGGTTCAAGCCGCACATACCTGCCGCCTATACGGCATGGTTCAACAGCTTGCTGAAAAAGTCGAGGGGCCAGAGGTGGGACGGTGCTTTTCCCAAAACGGTCCAGGACAGTACTTTTGGGATGGGCGGAGAGTGGAGTTTTGTTGACTTTCGGATGCCGGAGGCTTCCGCTACTTGCTGTGGGGTGAACCTGGCCGTCCAGCACCGGGGGGTTCTTTGTTTTTTCCCCGCACGCTGTGACGCTGGGCCTTTCAAAACCAGGAGTTTTTTCCACGCCGTGAAGCTGGGGCTTTCAAAACCAGGAATTTCCAGCAAACTGTGCCGTGGTCGTCCAAAACCAGGAGTTTTCCGCAAGCTGTGAAGGCGTGGTCTTTCAAACCAGGAGTTTTTCCGCAAACTGTGCCGTGGTTGTCCAAAACCAGGAGTTTTCCGCAAGCTGTGAAGGCGTGGTCTTTCAAACCAGGAGTTTTTCCGCAAACTGTGCCGTGGCCGTCCAAAACCGGGAGTTTTCCGCAAGCTGTGCCGTGGTCGTCCAAAACCAGGAGTTTCGCGCAAGCTGTGGAGCCGTGGTCTTTCAAAACCAGGAGTTTTTCCGCAAGCTGTGCCGTGGTTGTCCGATGCCCTGGCTCATAGGAGTCCTCAGGTTCCGTGTTGGAGTATTGCCTTGCTGTTATAGAGCGCGGCGGACGGCGCGGCGGACGCTGTCGGTGGCGACGCCGTAGACGGCGTGGGTGACCCACTCGCTGATGCGCTCCTGGGTGGGCTGGCGGCCGGGAGGGGCGGTGAGGCCGAGGTGGGGCAGGATGGTTTCGTGGGTGATGCGGTTGAGGGTGATGCCGAAGGCGGCGCCGTGCCAGGCTCCCAGGGAGGGCTCCATTTCAACAAGCGCACCGTAGGCGGCGCCGGCGAGGGCGCCGAAGATCCAGTGAATGCCCTGGAGGGCGAGTTCGCGCTCCTGTTCGGGGAGGCGGCGGCCGGCGACGTTTTCGGCGAAGAGGACGGGGGGCGGGGTCTGGCCCTGGGTGCGAGGCGGAAGGACCTGCTCGGCGATCATTTTGGCGCCGGCGCCGGCGAGTCCGCCGACCAGGCCGGCGAGGAGGCCTTTGGAGATGCTGCGTTTTCGTGGGGTCGTGCTCATAGAAGGTGAGATGCGTCGCGATCAGGTACAGGGTACAGGGCTGTGGCTGACGGAATTATTTGTCACCAAAGTCAGAATTAAGTGGCACTAAACGTTTTAGTGACCCTCCTGAAGGCCTCGTTTTACCCTCACTTGTTACTCAGTGATAACCCCACCCAACGCCCCCTGATTAAAGGGTCGAACTACCCCGCCCGCCGCCACCTGTTCCGCCCCCCACTCCGCCTGACGATCCGCCACTGCCGACCGACGCGCTGGCACCGCCGATCGCACCCGCAGCGCTCGCCGTGATCGCGACGCCCGTCGATGTCGAGGGAGCTGTATAGAGACCTGTCCCACTGATTGTCCCCACCGTGCTGTTTCCGCCCGCGACGCCATTCACCGCCCACGTCACCGTGGGCGATCCCGTCGCTCCGGTGATGGTCGCCGTGTATTGCTGCGTTCCACCGAGAGGCACGCTTGCGTAGCTCGGGCTTACCGTGATCGAAACCCCGCTACCTCCGCCGCCGCTCGATCCAGAGCCTGTTCCCACCTGAACGAACTGCCAACCCAGCGCAGCCGCGTTCGCATGGCTCGTCGCGGTGATCTGATGCGTCCCCGACGTCGCCGGTGCCGTGTACAGCCCCGTAGTGTCGATCGTGCCCACAGTAGAGTTGCCGCCCGCGACTCCGTCGACGCTCCACTCCACGGCCGTGTCTGAGCTACCCGCCACCTGCGCGGTGAACTGCTGCGTGCCACTCACCACCATTGCCACACCGGACGGCGAAACGCTGACCGCGATCCCGCCTGCCGCGCTGCCGCTGCCGCCGGTCGGCTCGTAAAAGAGCGCAAACACGTCGGCGTGCCCCGTCCAGACATTGCCTTCGCCATCTTCAAACACACAGTGGACCGCGAGATTGGCGTCGACGTAGCACGCGCCGACGCCGTGGGCCGGGTGATCGACGATGGTGAAGTCGTGCGGCCCTGCGATCACCTGCAGCGAATTGCCCGCGCCCGCCACTGTAGGAAGCGCCATCGACGTGCTGTCCTCGTAGGTGCCCATCCCCACACCGAGAACGAAGCCCGTCGACGTCGTGTACTTCATCCAGGTCGCGCCGCCTGTAGTTTCCGTCGTGACCTCGCCGCTGTTGTTTTTCCACGCGAACGCGAGAACACGAGCATTCCCGTGCCAAACGTGCCCTTCGCCGTCCTGATAGTTCAGGTGGACCACCTGCGATCCGTCGACATACGCCCCAACGCCGTGCGCCTGGTTGCCGGACGCGCCCGGCTCGCTCGGCGAGGCATCGTGGGGGAAAGCGACGGCAAACATCTGCGCGGTCGTGAATCCGGCTGGCAGCACGAGGGTCGTGCCATCCGGAACCACACCGCACCCAAAACACACCTGTTCGCCGCCGGCCAGCGTGAGCATGAGCCACTGAAGAGGAACGTCGCCGCTTGAGACGTAGCCCAGTGTCGCGGCGGTGGAATCGCCCGACCAAGTCACCGCGGCCACGTTCAGATCTCCGACCCAGAATGAGCCTTCTCCGTCCTCGTACTGGAGCGTTCCCACCCGCGTGCTCGTATTCACATCGCACAACGCAATGACGTGCATGACCGCGCCCAGTTCGATGTATCCCTGCGGGCCGGCCCATGCCAGCAGATTTGCGGAATCGAAGCCGGTCGACGGCAAATCGAAGGTAGACCCACTCTGCATGGACAGCGTGAGGAACGCGAGCTTCCCGCTGTCGGCCAGATCGATTCCCGTGTAGTTGCCGTCGTTGCCTGGATCGCTGCCGGGCACGTTGCTCCATCCTGCTGTGTTCGGATCGGCGTAATCGTACATCACGGCCTCGTTGTACGGACCGAGGGTCAGATCGAGCTCACCACCGTCCGGCGCGGCACGCAACGTGATGCTGTTTCCCGCGCCCGCGGGCTGGGCACTGTACGATCGCACCGTTTTTTTGAGCACTTCATAATCGCCCTGGTACGACCAGCTCGCGGTGGGGTCGATGGTGATCCGGTCGCCCGTCTGGATCTGCGCGGCGCAATTGCCGCTCCCGGCCGCGTCCAGCGCGTACATCAGACACTTGAAGGTGAGCGCGGGCGGCGTGACGTAAGGCGACACGTCGAGGCCCAGCGCCCGATCGCGTTCGTAACGAGTCACGCGGCTCACCTGATCGAAGGTCGCGACGGCAAAATCGTAGGACACCGGCAGTGGATTAAGCTGGCGAGGAATGCCCACGCCCACCGCCCCGCGCGCGTATTGGCTGTTCTGGTGAGCAAACGTCGGCGCCCGCTCCTTGAAGCGCGACTGCAGCAGGCCCACCGAGCCGCCCGCGCCGACGCTGGCTGGATAGTTCGAGCCCTTACTCACGAGTTGCGCGGTGGTGATTTCAGTGCCCGCGGGAATGCTCAACACCGACCACACGCCGTCGTAGAGTGTGTCGGTGCCGCCGATGGCGATCCGGTCGCCGGTATTCAAAGGATGCGGCTCCTCCGTCGTCAGCTCAGGGTTGGAGTGGTCCGCGCAGGTGATGCTGGCGATCGCGGCGCATGCCGGCACCAGCAAATCGCGGAACTTCCCGACGTAGCTGTTCGGCGCCTGAGACACCGATTTGTCGCTCGGCGCGAAGCTGCCGGGCAGCACATGCGCGCGGGAGACCGTGAAGACGCTCGCTCGCGGCTGATCGATCAACAGCGACCATTTGCCGGCGTACTGCCGCGTGTAGCCCCGGCAGCAGAGCAGCATCTGCTCCTCGATCGCCGTCGTTGTCGTCTGGCTGGCGAAGGCGAAGTTGCCGCGGAAGCGCGGGCGCGGCCCAATCCCGGTCGGAATGAGCTGGTCGCAGTACTGCGCGCTGGCCCAGAGATCGCCCCAGTTGAAGCAGGCGGCCACGGCCGCGGGAATCGGATCGGCTCCGGTGAGCAGAGAAATGTTGTATTCCGGAAACAGCTTCCGCCGCAGCTTCAGATCCACCCACTGCCACACCGGATTCGTCGAGAACGCGTACCCCGTCTGGTTGCCCTGGTCGTCGAAGAGCCGCACGCGCATCGAGCGCCACAGCCCGACAGGATTGATATCGGTCCACTGCGTCGGATCGTTCTGGTGATCGTTGGTGGGATTCTCGATCGCCTGCTTGCGGAAGATGCCGTAATAGGCGAGGCGGCTGAAGCACAGCGGGTTTGTGCCGGACGGGAACCACTTCCAGAACGAATCGCAGCCCTGGTCCGGGCCGACCGAGGAAGGGACCAGGCCGGACCCGATCGTCGCGTCGGTGCCGTGATGGAAGTGGAACTGGGCCGGGTCGCCGAACTCCGACTTCCAGATTAGATAGTTATTGATCCAGAGCTCCTCGTTACCGTCCCACTCGCCTTCGCCCAAACACCAGAAGCCGACGCGCGTGAAATCCAGATCGTCGTTGCCGGTATTCTGCAGCTCGAAATAACTGAGCCGCTTGCCGGTGACCCACACATAGCCATACGCCAGCGCAGCCGGCGCGTTCGTCGTCTGGCTGGAGTCGATTACGACTGTGCTGGAAGAGTTCGGCATCCCTTTAGACCTGGCGCATCCGGTTCACACTGTTGGGCGCCACGCTGGCCAGCGTCTCGCCGAAGTTCTTCTCGAAGTTATCGGTCACGGCAAAGATGCGTTCGAGCACCTGGCAGGTCTCGTACGTCTGCTGGCAGGGCGTGCTCGCGGTCGATCCGCACTGCGCCGACGACCAGCGCCACTGGCAGATTTCGCAGAGCTGATAGCGCGGCGTGATGTCCTGGCTCGATTCGCCCAGCTGGCGCAGCGTGACGCTCACCTGCGAGGGATTGCTGTCGTCCACGCTCAGCGTCGCGTGAAACTCCTCTTCCGCATCCTGGGCTGCGGCGTTCCATCTCCGATAAACGCCGATCGCGCCTTCGATCGCCGACTTCCGCACGATCCGGTAGAAGTCCGTCTGCAGCGAATCTCCGCTCAGGTTCTGCAGCAGCAGGGCGCCGACGTCGGTCGCCATCGAGCGATTGAACGTCATATCGCCGAACCCCACGATCCACGGCAGGTAGGCGTTGCTCGCGCTGCCCCCGGTGGCCACGAGGACGCTGGCCGCGGTGATCCTGCGGCTCGCCCAGTAGTAACAGTTGCCGTTCACGTCCTCCACGTCGAGCAGATGCACCGGAGCGATGCCGGTGCGGCCGGGCGAGCTCGTCTTCAGCGCTGCGGACCAGGGGATCATCGAGTGCCTCGCGCGCGCTCGTACCACATTCCCAGCCAGAAAATGGCCGCGAAGAACAATACGTGAGCAGCGTTCATCGCATCACCCGCAGCTTGAACCACGAGCATGGCAGCGCGAGCGTCTGCACCGCCTGCACGCGGTGAATGTCGAGCGGCACGTTGACCTTCTCGAAGACTTTCACCGGAACGAGAGCAACGCCCGACGTGGCGAGGTTCACCGTGCCCACTTCGATGCCGTCGAGGAAGATATTCACCGTGCCCTGACCGGCGCCGGTCAGCATCCAGAGCTGAAAGCCGTAGCCGCGATACTCATGCTGCGCCCAGTCGCCGATCGCGCCGGCGTCGTCGGCCGTGGTGCGCAGCACGCCGCCGAAGTTGCGCACCGTCGTTGCCCACGTTCCCTGCGTCGCCAGCTTCTGATCGCCGAAGTCGTTGAAGGGGTAAAGATCGATCGCGTCGGCCGCCCAGTTGGAGGGATACTGCAGCATCGGCAGGGTGGGGATCTCGTCGAACTGCACGTTCTGCACGTCCCACTTATTGTTCGCGGTCTCGATCGCCGCAATCTCGGTGGTGAATCGGCCCACGTAGTGGCGGCCTCCGCCGTCCCAGTCGATCAGCGTGAAGAAGCCGTCCTCATATTGCTCGTAGTACCACTTCAGCCGCCGCACACAGTTCAGCGTGCGGCCCAGCCACGAGAACACGAAGGTGTGCCCGGTGTTGCCCAGCTCGCGCGTGTACGGCGTCCCGCCCACGGCCTTTTGCACCCCGCGTGTGGCGGCGCGCTTGCGCGTGAATCCGTAGTCCGGATTCATGGAGTCGCCGAGCTGCGGATCCCAGCCCCGCGCCGGATTGAGGATGTCAGTTTGCGCCATCGGCGCTCCCACCGTAGTTGCCGAAGCTCTTGTTATAGGCGGCGCGCACCGCGTCCGCGTTGTCGGTCAGGAATTGCACCGAGCTCTTCGCGTCGATCGCGTGGAGATGCAGCTCTGGCCCCGGCGCCGACGCCGGCGCAGCGACGCGCGCGGCCGGCGACTGCATCGCGTCCCGATAGCTGGCGTGCACCGCGCTGCCCTGCTCGAACGCGCGCACCATGCGCTCGTTGTGGTCCGCGGTGAAGATGCGCTCGCCCTGATGGACCTGAGCGATCTGATCGGCCGGCACGTAGGGCGAACCCACATCGTAGGAAGCGGAGCTCATGCCGTACGCGCTGCGCCCGGCCTTTTGTTCGCGGGTCAGTTTTTGCTCGGCCGCATCGGTCTCGTGGGTCACGGTGTCGTGGTAGTAGCGCGAGCCCGCCAGGCCCATCTTGCTGAGCGTGTTGTGCGCATCCGTCTTCAGCTGCTCGATATCCATGTAAGCGGCGAGGTAATCCATGCTGCCCTGATTGAACGCATCCATGTCGTTCGAGAGCCGCGGCCGTCCCTGCTTCAGCCACCACACGCGCGCCGGCTCATTGCCGCCGAACAGCCCCAGCACCGCACCGCCCACCGCGCCGATCCCGGCGCCGATCGGGCCGCCGATGTCCATGCCCAGCTTCGCGCCGCTCATCGCGCCGCTCATGATGCCGCCGACGCCGCCCTGCTTATACGCGCCAAACAGTCCCAGCGCCGATCCCGCAACGCCCAGAGTGTTGGATTTTGTCAATCCGCCGCCCAGCACCGAGGACGAGAACGCGCTCGTTCCCGGTGAGGCTGCGATGTCGCCGCCTCCGTCCGTGCCTGAAGCCGCGCCCGTGTCCAGGCCCGAGGGCTGCGCCGCGTTCGCCAGCACCGACTGCGCCGAGGACGAGCCGCCGCCGCTGTGAAACAGGCCGCTGATGCCGCGCGCCGTTCCCACGCCGGCGTTCATGTCGTTCAGGAATCCGCCGAACCCCGCGCCTGGAGCGGGCGGCGCGCCGGAAGGCGTGAGTCCGTACGTGCTCGACGATCCGCCTCCAGCCCCACCGCCGCCGCTCCATCCCCCGCCGCTGAATCCGCCGCCCCCACTGCTGAAGCCGCCGCCACTTACCCCGCTGCCGGATTCACTGAACCCGCCGCCGGAACTCCGCGTTGCGCCTGTTCCCCCGCCGCCTACAAAGCTCGCGCGCGTCACATAGATCGTGGCCGACTGCAGCGCCATCATGCTGCCGTATCCGCCCGTCGTCGCCGGCGCTTCGATCTGCCGGTCGCGCGTCGAATGGGGCGTGCCCGCGAGCTTGTCGAACCAGCCGCCCGGATTCGGCAGCCCGTGGCCTGTGCCGGAACTCACGCGCTGGATCAGCGCCGCGCCGCTCTGCGCCGCATACTTCTCGCCCATGCGCTGCAATGCTTCGAGCGGATGCGCGCTGAACAGGCCCTGCAGCTCGCCGGCCAGCTTCTCCCGCTCCTCGCGCGCGGCCGCATCCAAATCCGCGTTCATCTCCGTCTGCGCGGCCTTCACGCGGCGGTTGTAATCGTCCTGGCTGATCTCCTGCTGCGCGAGCTGCTCCTGATATTTCCGCAGCCGCTCGTTGTATTCCTCTTCGATCGCGGCCGTGCGCTGCTTCTCGGCCGACATCGAGCGGATCCGCGCCTGCGCCTCGATCTGCGCCGTCTCGTCGCTGTTGCGCCGTGCCAGCTCCACTTCCTGATCGCGCGCGCCCGAATCGATGATGCCGGTACCGCGGTTCAGCTCGCCGACGTGCGCGGCGTAGTCCGGATTCGAAGCGTCTTTGCCGTAGGTTTTTTCGAACTCCTGACGCAGCGCCGCAATCTGCTTCTGGCCCTCGGCGCGGATCCGCGCGAAGCCGGAGATCTGATGCGAAGCGCTCTCATCCGCGAGCTGATCCACGCGCTGCGTGAAAGACTGCTCGGATGCGAGGATTTCGGCGTTCGTTTTGGTGGCGTTCGAGGCGTGATCCGTGAGCGCGTCTCCGAAGCGCTGATATTTGCCCCCGGCTTCATCCGCGAGAATGTCCTGATCGCGCGACTGCCCTTCGTAGCGGATCTTCGCAATTCCACTCAGCCCCGCGCCACCCGCCTCCCGCGCCCGCTTCGCGACAGCGTCACGTTCTTCCTCGATTCTGCGCAATTCCTCCGCGTGGAAACGGACGTAAACGGCCTGACGCGCTGCAACCGAATCGAGATCCTTGTCCTTCAGGTCTTCGATCGCCGCGGTCTCCTGAGCTACGTAGAGAGCCGAGCCGCGGAGTTGAGCCTGCGCCGCCTGTTCGCGCAGGTGTCGCAATTCGATCGCGTGCTCACGCTCGGTGTTGTACTCCTGTGCCTGCGCCTCGCCGACCGCCTTCAGGTCCTCCAGCGTCTCCCGCGCCGCGCCGGCTTCCGGCGACACCTTGTTTCCCAGCGCAGCGTCCTGGGCGTTCGCGAACCGGCGATTCTCCGCGTTTTCCTGCAGCCGCCTCTGCAGGTCGGCAGTCGATTTTGCGTGGCCCTGCAGCTCGCTGTCCCGCGAGTGGTTCACGTCGATCTGCTGCATCGCCAGCTCGTGCGCCTGATCGACGGCCTTCACCTGCTGCAGCTTGTCGAGCTGCTCCTGCCACTGCTTCTGCTGGTCGCCGGCTTTCCAGCCCGCGTTCAGGTTCTGCCAGGAGTAATTTACAAGAGCATCGAAACCGGGAACGGCCATCCCGGCGATCAAGCCGGCGTAGCCGAATTGCCCATGTTGTCCCGCGATCGCCTTTGACTTTTCTACTTGCGCCTGGAACTGGCGCACCTTCTCGGTGGCCTCACCGATTCTTTCCGCCGTGTCCTCGATCGAGCGCGTGTTGCCGAAGTCCTGCATCTTTGCTTTCTGGACTTCGGCGTTGTAGTCGTTGGCGGCCTTCGTGAGCGACAGATAGTTGTCGTTCAGGTCCTTGATGCCATGAATGATCTCCGTGCCCACGGAGAACGCCATCATGCCGACGCCGATGCCGGTCAGCAGGCCCGTCATGCGATTCAGAACCTGCATCACCGCTTCGCTGCGCGCCGCCATCGATTCGAGAGCGCGCGGCATGTGAACGCCCAGCTCCGTCCGCATCAGCCGCACACTATCGAGGCCGGTTTGGAAATGGCCTCCGATCGCGCTGCCGGTGCGCTGCACCGCCATGGACGCCTGTCCTGCCGTCTGCGGGACGCGCGCCAGTTCCGAGTTCAGCTGGCGAACGCTGGCCGTGCCGCCCTGGATCGACGTGCTGAAATTGCGCACGCCCTGGACGGCGCCCTTCTCGTCGACCATCAGCTCGATCTGGACCGCGGTGGCCATCTCAGCTCTTCAGCGCCTCCATGCATTCGCGGCAGCGCAGCAGGTGCGCCGCGTTCGGCAGCCCGCAGTGCGGGCACGGCGGATGCCCCGCCTCGAAGCGATTCCGCTCGCGGCGCAGCAGCAGCAGGCCTTCGACTTCGACGGCGAGCAGCGGCAGATCGACAACGTCGAGCACGCGTTCGAGCCACACGAGGTAGCCGATCCACACGAAGCAGCCATCCGGCACGCTGCGCATCCCGTAGCGCATCTCCCGGCGTGCCTGCTCCTGCAGCTCGGCGGGCGTGTCGCGCAGCGTCTTCGAGGCGACGGGGTAGTCATAGCCCTCCTCGAAGAACTCCGCGGCGGCCGTGGCCAGCTGATCCCACACGCGCGTCGCATCGCGCAGCCGTGAGGGTTTCGCTTTGGCGTCGGCATTCAATCACAGGATCTCAATCGACGAGCCGGCGGCGAACATCTCCAGCGCGGCTGTCGCCTTGTGGTGGCCATCCATCTCGCGGCGGATCGCTTCGACGCCGGTCAGCGGCTCGCCGCCGACGCTGTAGCCATCGACGGAATCGATCAGCTCGTCGTAGAACTTCATCGCGATCGACTGGCGCACCGGGTAGACGGTAATGCCGTCGTCGCCGGAGCCGAGGATCCGCGTGCGCGCCGCCTCGAAGTTGAACTTGCGCAGCTGCTCGATCGAGGGATGACGGAAGCGGTGGATAAGCCCGCTGTACATCGTCATCTTTCCGTTCTGGACTTCCATCGACCAGCTCGCCGAGAGGGGCACTTCGACAAACTCGCTCAGCGCGCCGTCATCGGCATTGCGTTCCCGGCCGACGCTGCGCAGCACCACGCCAACGGCGAACTTGTGCTTGATCGGCAGCCGCGCCTTCCAGTCCTCGGCATCCGCGCCCTCGTAACCAACCACCGAGGTCACCGCATTGTCGACCAGTTCGAGCAGAGCCGTGTCGCTGTCGAACACCTGCTCCTGGGCTCCCTCGTGGCGCAGCGTGCGATGCACGATGCCGGCGAAGAATTCTTCCCAGTCCTGCTGGGCGATGCGCCGGAAATGCCAGGTGAACAGATGTTTGTTCGGCCCGCGCAGCGCAATCGAGCGCGGCTGATCGAGAGGGAGCATGACCCGCTGCTCTTTGGTTTTCTTCATGCAAATTGCCTCCGGAAAAGGAGGGAGCGCAGCCGCCTCGGCCCCGCTCCCGGTGCACAAACTTGCTACACCGCGACCAGGTACGCGGTCTGCGTATTGAGCACCGTCGCCGTCACCGGCTGGCCGCCGGCGCCCATCAGGATGCAGTTCTCATCGAGGTTGAGGGTAGTGGCGACGATCTTGTTCTGCTCGCCGAGATCGGCGTCGGGCAGGATCACGTTGGGATAGTCGAGCGTGAGCGACGCGGCGCCCGAGGCGATCGCGATCTTCACTTCGAGCGGCGTCCGGTTCTTGTGCCAGTCGCGGATGTCGGTGGATCCGTCGTTGGCGATCACGATCTTCAGCTTGTTCAGCGCATCGCCCTGGCGGAGGAAGGCCGCCTTGGTGCCGACGCCTGCGCCGCGCCACTGCACCGCGTCATGATCGAGGGTTGCTTCCCAGCTCATCACCCGCGGCGTCTTCGACACCGGTGCGCCCACCGGGCCGATCGAGACCGTAGCGTCGGAGCCGTAGAGGTACTGCGACGTGGGCAGCGCGGGCAGCGCCACCATCGCGCCGTCGGTCACCGTGCCCAGGCCCATCAGGTTTGCCTTGAAGGTCACTGAGCCTTTGTCGGACCCGGTGAGCACCACCTGGGAAACGCCCATGTCGCTCCACTTCCGCTTGAGGCCGGTGGTGTCTTCCACGTAGACGTTGGTCAGCAGCATGGGATCGCTGGTGTCCCGCCACGTCATCACATGCTGGTTCGGCGCGCCGCCCACGCCGACGGTATACGTGTAGCCCGCCATGCAGAAGGCCAGCAGCCATCCTGCCAGGAAGTCGTCGACGCGCCCGGAGAGCGTGCCATCCGTCGATTCCGTGATCAGGCGGCTCTCCGTCGCAAACGAGACGCCCTTGGCGTAATTGCGGTCGCTCTCGTTCTCCTGGTGGTACTGGAAAAACCCGCTCGTATCCGCGCGGGGCGTATAGGTCAGCTCGGCGTCCGCCATCACTTCGCCGATCGTCAGCTGCTGATTCTGGCTCAGAACCACGCGCCGCGAGATGCTCCTCTGTGTGTTGAACGATGCCATTTCGTGCTCCTTTTGCTCGCCTCAGCTGAGCGGAAATTCTCGAACCGGATGAATGATGCGTGCCGTGTGGCACAGAGTGTTGCCAAAGAACACCGGCCGGACGCCCTCGACGCGCGGCGGTCCCGACCAGTCGAAATAGACGTCGTCGCCCTCGGCCTGGAGGTGGCGGCCGGAGTAGCTGAGCAGCCGGGTCACGATGGCGTCGATCTCCGCCTGCCACAACGGCTCGCTGATGCCGTCCTGAAAGACGCGGTAGCCGTTCGCAACGATCTGATGGGTGGCCGCCGCGGCCTGCATCATCTCATCGCTGCCTGCCGTCGCTTCGCGCGTCAACATCCAGGCGTGGACTGCCAGCGTCTGGCCTTCGACCGTCTGGTTGTCATTGAACAGCTCGTTCTGCTTCTCGGGATCGGTGGTGTAGCGGATGGAGTCGTAGATGTTCGGGCCGACGCCGCCCACGCCTTTGAAGACGGATACGACCGCAGCGATCGCAGCTTTGGAATTCACGCGGCGCCTCCGGTAAAGCCATGCTCGCGAAACGCTTCGGCAACGGCCGCTTCGAGGATCTCCGGCGCGATCGGTTCCAGCGTGGCCAGCGCGCGGTCGAACATAAAATGTCCCTGCGTGCCGCGCTGGCGGATCTTCGTCGCGATCGCGAAGGCGATGCTCATCACCTGCTTCTCGTCGCCAAAGCCGAACTTCTTCTGCACCCACTGCACCAGCGCCGAGGCCGGCGGCATGTGCGGCCGCGTGCCGGTCTCGACCGGAGCGGCATAGAGGTCCGCGCCCACCGAGGGACTGACGCCGATAATCTCCCGGCACATCGAAGCCTCGCGCACAAAGCTCGACGTGATGCTGGCCAGCAGGTTGCCGAACGCAACAGCCGGCGGCAGGTTGCCGTAGGGCGTGCTGATGTTCTGGCGCACGATCTCTTCGCCCCGGATGCCCACGCGTTCGAGCCCCCTCTGGACGCCGAGCATGAAGGCTTCCTGCATCTCCGGCGCGAGATTCTCGGCGCCGCGCAGCTGCGCGCCCCAGCTGCTCATCGCGTGTACTTTCCGTGGACCAGTCGATCCACTCCGGAATTCTGTTCGAGGAACTGATTGCCCAGCGCCAGCGCCGGGCCGATTTCCGCCTGTCCGGTGGCGCCCTCTTCGATGCCCATGTGGTTGAAGTAGCGCTTGCGCAGCATCTTCGCAACGCCCTGCATCTCCTGCGACTTCGTCCGGTAGTTGGTGACGTCGGCGCTCAACGTGGGGTCGCCAACGTTGACGTAGTACGTCGCCATGTACTCGGCCGCCAGCGACGCGGCGAAGTCCACCAGCGCAAAGAAGTCCTTGCCGGGGATCGTCGATCCGTCGGCGAGATGCCGCGCTGTCCAGGTCACGCGGATCGAGTCCTGCGGCGACGGCGAGTCGAAGTCGATGAGGATCTGATCCGGCTGCCCAGGCGTCGAGTAGACGCGAAAGTCGGAGTCGAGGATCAGCTGCGGAGGTTGCTGGCCGATCGGGAATTCGATCCGCCGGATGATGGAAAAGTCCGATTCCCACACCGGCAAATCGTTTCCCTCGCCGGGAGCCACCGGCACCGGAAGATAATTCTTGCCGGTGCCGGCAACATCGCTCGTTACCACGAGCGGTGAATCGACCGAGTAGCGCTGCTGGATCGAACGCTGCACGAACCCGGACAGCAACGGCGCAGTCTTCCCCGTGGAGTCTGCGAAGACTCCGGGAATCGCGCCGGTGAAGTCCTGGATCGTGGCAGGCATCGCGCGTTAGTCGACCTCGACGACGTCGAGAACAAGAAAACCCAGCTTCGGCACGGTCGTGCCCGGCACCGCCGCCACGTCGACAATGACCGTGTCGCCCTTATTGAGCAGCGTGCCGCCGGGGAACTGCGATCCGGAAATGATCGTTGTACCCACCGAAGGACTGCCAGCGCCGACCGCGACGGAAAGGCTGCCCACGGCGTTGATCGCGGTGCCGTTGACCTTGACGTTGACGGTAGTCGCACCGGCGCCGCTTCCGGAATCGCTCAGGCAAAGCTGCGCCTGCGAGACGCGCTGCTTGCGCGGCGAGACGTACGTGGCTACGCTGTTGGTCGCCGTCAGCGGCGTCGGCAGCGGGAGGGTGATCGTGCTCCTGCGAAAAGAGTCCTGCATCGGAAACCCTTTCTTCTGCTGTGTGAAGGCCGCTCCCGGGAGCGGCCTTCACGGGGTTGGGTCAGCACACGCGAACGCGTTAGCCGGCGACGACGTTTTTGCCCACGCCGCGGTAGTCGGTGATCGCACCCGCGAAGACGTGCTTCACCTTGTACTGCAGCTCGTCGTTGGTGAACTGCGTGCCGATGGTCGGCTGGTTGGCGAGGAAGATCTGCGGGTTCTCGATGCCGTCGAGGAAGCCGATTTCGAGGAACGGAGCATTGTTCTGATTCGTCCCGTAGTACCAGTCGGTGACGTCCGTGAGCTTCTCGTTGACGACGATCCGCTCGTTGTTGGCGCCGAACCGCTGGAAGAACGCGTTCGAACCGGCCGTGTTGGTCTGGTTGATCTGAATGGCGGTCGCTTTGAGGGCAGCCGACACCATCAGCCAGTCCAGCGGCAAGCCCAGAGGTTCGCCGGAATTCTTCTCCGTCTGCATCAGCAGGGTGACTTCGGCGGCGATCAGCGCATCCTGCGACAGCGCGGCCGAGCCGAGGTTGTTGTGTCCCACCGCGAACCACGCCACCGCGTCGGCGGTGTAGTTCGGGTTGGCGACGAAGAAGTTGGTGATGTAGTTCTTCAGCGTCCAGCGGCCGGACCGCGCCAGACGTCCGGGGAACCGCGCGATCGCGCCGAGATCGTCGTTGCGGATCGTCTCCTCGGAGATCGTGAGCAGGTTGCCGTACTTGCTGAGCGAGTAGGTGACCAGCTCGTCGGTCGGCTTCGCGATCTCGGTGTAAGGTCCGCCTTCCGCCACCGCCGACAGCTCAGGGAAGAAGCCTTCACGCACCCGATCCTGCACCTTGTAATCCGCGATCGGCCGGGAGGTGTAGAGCTGACTGAGACCGTCGAGCGCCAGCTCCGCCCAGTCCTGCAGCAGACGCTTGGTCATGCTGTTCAGCAGGATGTTCGGAAAGTCGCCGGTCAGCACCGCTTCCGCCGTCGTCGCGCGCACCGCAAATCCACGCGTCAGCCCGGACAGATCGTCATCGCCGGTGATGGTCGTGTACGCCTGGCGAAGCCCCTTGAAAGCAGGCACGCCCTTCGTCAGCGATTCCTTGACGCCCAGCGCGGCTTCCATTGCGATCTGCATCTTGTCCGCGCTGTCGAGCGCCACGCCTGTTGCCGGCCGCACGCGGCCGACGTTGCTGTAGGCCGCGAAGGCATCCCGCACGCGCACGATCTCGGCATCGATCGCCGCATCCGCGATATTCGCTTCCGCGGTCAGTGTCGATTCCAGGTGCTCGCGCACCAGCTTGGCGGCCGGCACGCTCAGCTTCGACTCAGTCAGCTTCGTCTCGATGCGCGTGCGCGACTGCAGGCGATGCGCGTCGGCGAGGATGGTCTGCGCCTCGGCCGTAGTCATCGGCCTCGGTGCAGCGGGATCGGCTGCAGGCGGTTCTGCAACCGCGGTGGTGACTTTATCGAGGAAGGCCGGATAGTCGGCTTCGGCGACGTTGGCGAATTCGATGCTCAGCTCAGCGCTGCGCGCGGCGTTCCTCTGCCGAAGCGCGGTGAGCAATTGAAGAATGGACTTCTTCATGGGTGCTCCTTCGGTAGCGCCTGCCGCGCCGCCGCGGTTGCCGCTGCGCGCCGTCCTGTTGGGCGCGATTGCGGGAGATTGAGGAATGACGGCCGCCTCCTGCGCGGTCGCCAGATCGTTGCCGGCAAAGCTGGCGGCAGTGAGAAACTCGCCGCCGGCGCCGCCGCGCTGACAAAGGTCCACGGAGTAGAGCTGCCCGAGAGACTCAGCCACCAGGCACTTCTTTCCCTCCACAACGCCGGGCTTATAACCGACCGAGGCGAGCATGGAAACTGCGAAGAGGTTCAGCTTTTTGTTGGTGCGCGCGTCGTCGAGCTTCGAGCGCAGATCAGCCTCCGTGGTGAAGAGCTTGATCGCGGAACGCGCCGCCGATTCGGCATCGACATAGGATCCGCCTTCAAGCCAGCCCGCAATGCGATCCGGATCCGTTGCCCCTGTCGGATCTCCACTGCGCTGATCCGGGTGACGGCGCCCGAAGGGACTGCCGTTCGCAGCTTCGGCAACCAGCTTCACGAACGAGGCGGGATAGTAATGCGGAACAGAGTTGCCGGCCACTGAGCCATTGCCCCAGCCCGCCTTGAGCACCGTGATCGGATAAGTGCCGGACTCCGCCGTCGCGTCGGCTTCGGTCGCGATGAAGCTGCAGGATTCCGCCACCGGCACATAGGCAGTGGTGACTTCTTGCGCATTGCCGAGCTCGACCTCGTCGACGTAGATCGTGTACGGAATGCGGTAGAGCTTGCCATCGTCCGAACGCGCAATCAGATAATCGTCGAAGGTTTCCTGGAGATAGAAGCGTTGGTACCCGGCTCCATCCAGACCGAACTGCTCGCGGAGCGCTCCATTCAGCAACGACTGCCGCTGATCGAGCGAGATATCGGCAGCCTCTTCGGCCGCCAGCAGCCACATCAGACGCGTCGTTCGCATTACCACACACCTTTCCGGCGGATGCGCATATAGCGAGGATCGCGCCCCATCCTATAGAGAGAACCGCCGCGCGGAGCCGCTGTGCAGAGTGAAAAGAGTTTCACCGCACAACAGCTCCGCGCGCGATGCTTTGGACTACGACGCGTCCTTTCCCTTTTTGCCTTTCTTCTTGCCGCTGTCGTCATCGTCCGCGTCGTCGTCCGCGACCGGCGGAGCCGTGGGCGCCGGGAAGATGTACTTCCGGCCGTCGATGGTCACGCACACGCTGCACATCGTTTCCTGCTTCTGGCCCGGCAGCTTCACTGCCTTCGTCTCCCTCCGGACCACCTGCCAGTCCTCCAGCGCGTCGATCTCGGCGGCCGACGTGGGCGGTTTCACCGCCTGGATCGCGTTGGCGGCTTTCAGTGCGGTAGTCCGCTGCGCGCGCTCGTTGTCGGGGGTATCGCGCTTCGCGGCTTCGAGCGCCGATTTGTACATCTCGGTCCATTTCTCCTGCGCCTTGTCGGAAAGGTGCGCCGGCGCGGGCGGCACCTGAATCGTGGCTTCGTTGTTCATGGCGGTCATTCTCCTTATGCGGCTGTGATCGAAAGGCCATAGCTGCGCAGCAGCGCGCGATCGCCCTCGGTCGGTTTCAAGAGATCCTCGCTGACGTACGGCACAACGAGGCAATGGCAGTTGATGGTGTTCTCCGCGGATCCGGAAGGATCGCGCGGGTACTGCAGCTTTTCTCCGGCAACGAGGAAGGGATCGCCTGGCCTCCGGATTTGGCCGTCGGCGAGCTCGTGGCTGATGCGCGGCACGCGCGCAATCGGAACATGCTTCCACATCTTCTCGACCTGCGGATGATGCGCGGCCATGGCATTGATGCGCGCCACCGATGCCAGCGACTGGATGCGCAGGATCTCGTTACTGGCGATCGACAAAGCGCGCTCCGCGATCGGCGCGAACATCCCGGAAAACTCGCCGCCTTCGAGAGCGCCGCCGATCTCGGCCGTCAGCTGCGCCAGATCCATCCGCCCCAGCCACGCGCGCTGCAGCGCCGCGTTGATCTTCGCCGCCGAATCCCGCGTGAGTCCGCCGATCAGATCCGCCGTGTAGCCCTGCACCACCTGCAGCGCCGCTGTATCGATCACCGGCTGCACCAGCACGCCGCCCGTGCCGGCCGTCACCGTCGCGTCCACCTGCACCGCCGTCTTGCGGTAGACGTCGGCTTCCATTTTCCGAACCTCGGCCGAAGCCGCGTCGCTGAACTGCTGCATCGCGTTGTCGACCTGGCTTTTCAGCAGCGCAAGCCGCGCCGCGGTGTAACTGGAGGGCGCGGTGCGGGCGACGTCGGCGAGGATCTCGCGGCTCAGATCCCGGAGCAGCGCGAGGATCCTGCGCCGCGCTTCCGGCGCGAGCGCGTCCGCCTGCTGGGTGAGCAGGTCGAGCTGTGCCGCGTAAGCCTGGGCGCGCGTGTCAGCCATCAGTTCACCAGGGTCCTCTCCTCACCCTCGTCCAGCAGATCGCTGTCCGGACCCCTCCCGGCCGCGTCCTTCGGATTCGGCGATCCGGGATTCGCGATGCGCCCCAGCGCTTTCGCCAGCGCCGACTGCGGGAAGAACTGATCCTGCTGCTTCGCGGCGCGATCGTCTTTCTCCTGCTGCGCCGCCTCGTATTCCTCGGCCGAGTCCGGAATGTCGACGCCGATCTCGGCGAGCACGGTGTGGAAGGCGCGCGCGGCCGTCTGGCCTGTAACCCAGCCGGCCTGCTGTCCGGCCTGCAGCGCGACCGCCACGCCCTGCAGCGTTTGCGCGCCCTTCTCGAGATCCTTCACCGCAATCTCGGGAAACTCGATGTTGAAGCTCAGGTCCACGCCCGCGGGCAGCACGCCGGCCAGCTGCGCCCGGTCCAGCGCAAAGTTCAGCATCGCGGTCACAATGCGCGAAAGCTTGTTCTGCCGCCCCTGAATCTTCTTGGTGAACGGCGCATTCATCTCCAGAGCCGAAGCGCGATTCGCGTCGTCGCCATCGCCCAGCAGCATCATCGGAATGCCGGCGCCGCCGGTGCCGTACTTCTTCACCATCGCCGCGCCGGCTGCCATGTCCGCGCCTTTGAAGTCCGGTGTCTTCGCCTCCACGCTCACGCGCTCGTTGGTCACCAGCACGCCGCCCTGGCGCGGCGGATCCTTCGTGAGCTTGTTCTTGTATTCATCGGTCTTCTTGTCGTCGGCGCCGCTCAGCACGTAATGCCAGACGAAGGAATTCAGGAAGCGCACCTTGTCGCCGAAGTCGAAGATCATCTGGTCGAACAGATCGATCCAGTCCGCCAGCGCGAACAGATCGCTGAATCCGCGGCTCGCGCTCTTGACCTTGTTGATGGCGAAGTAGTAGCACTCGCCGTTCAGCCGGCCGAAGGTGGCCGACTGCGGATCCTCGTCGCGGCGGATCAGCAGCATCGGCTTCTGCAGCACCTCGCCGACCTCGCGGCGCAGGCGCACGGCGTAGGGCACGTTGATCGACGCGGTGCCATCGGAGGTGGCCATCTCCGCGAACTGGATGGTGTCGATGTTCATCGGATCGATGTAGCCGTTGCGCACCTTGCCGTTCACCGGGTTCACGGCCACCGGGATGCACATCTCGCCGAAGATGCTCAGCTCGTCGGAGTAGCTTTCCAGCTGCTCGTCCATGTTGTTGACTTCGTCGTTCCAGTGATCGTCGATCACCTGCTGCACGCGCGGATCCACGGCCGTCACGCGCACACCCTTGCCCAGCGTGTACTCGCGGAAGATTTCGATGATGCGTTTGCCGAAGGGCGTGGTGACCGCGAGGAAGTAGCACACCTGCAGCATGCGGTCGTGCATCAGCGGATTCAGGTCGCGCAGCGTCGCCAGCGACGTAATGCGGCGGAAGCCGGGATCCTCGCCGTCGCCGGTAGTGAGCGTGAAGAGTTGCGGCGCCACTGCCTCGGCCGCCAGCCGCTCCTGCTCGGTCAGCTTGCCCACGGTGAGCATCTTCATCGCCGCCGACATCAGCGTCACATCGCGATCGCTGAGCTTGCTGGTGTCGACGCCGCCCTTCGCGAGCAGCGCTTTCGCGCCCGACTCGGCCGCCACCGCGCGCGCTTCTTCCCACCGCTTCGCCTCGTCTAGGTTCAGCATCGTCAGACTGTTGCGCTCCGCCAGACTGCGCTGGCGCGAGAAGATCGTTTTGAGTGTCTTTGGGATCAGGCCCATCGGGTGCTCCTTCCGCGCTGAATAAATTCCCTGCCGCCGCGGCTTTTGCCGCTCAGCACTTCGCGGCCTTCCTGCGGGTCGCGGCCGCCCGCCTGCGCGTTCGAAGAGGACATGGCCGCTTCAGCGCCGCTGTCGGCCGCGTGTTCGGCCAGCGCGGCCGCCCAGAATCGGTCGGCGTGCGCGAACACCTTGCGCTTCGCTCCGCCGGCCACAGCCGACTCCAGCTCGATCCGCGGCGCATCGAAAGTCACGCCGGTGGACGTCGCTTCGCGCTTGATCGACTGCAGCTCGACCCGCACCTGGTTGTCGTAGGGGATGCGGAAATGCGCTGCTTCGAGTACGCGCTTGAACTTCACCGCCAGATCCACCTTCATGCGCACGCCGTTGTCGTTCGTGCCGCCGAAGCTCACGCCCATCAGCTTGCCGCCGTTGGTCTGATCCAGCAGATCGTAGAGCGCAATGCCCATGCCGGTCGAGTCGATCGCGGTGCGCGTCGTCATGCGCACCCACGGATCGAGCGTCTCGTACTGCTTGGGGAAGGGGTACGCGTGGAGCGGCAGCACAAGCCGCGTCATGCGGATGTCGCCGATCCGCTCCACCATCCACAGCACCGTCTGATCGTGACTGCGCGCCACGTCGATCCCGGAATACAGCGCGCCGCGCGCCTCATAGCCGGCGGGCCAGCCAACGGTGGCTCCTGAGTCCTCTGCCTGCTGGATGAGCTCGATCGACAACCACGCGCCCGTCGCCTTCAGGAACGCGCAGCAGAACTCCTGCGCCCAGGTGTCGGCATCCTTGATGCCTTCCCGCATCTCGTCGATATCGATGGGGCAGCCGTCGGCGACCGCCATGTGCACGTCGATCCAGTGGCCGGTCCACGGTCCCTTGCGAATCGGATTCGGCGACGGAGCCACGCCATCGGTGAGGCCGAGATCCTTCGCGAGATCGAAGAACTTGCCCTGCTCGCCGTTCGGCGTCGAGAGCACGTCGAGCCGATTGCCCAGCGCCACCTGGCGGAAGATCGCCGCCCAGATCGCGTAGCTGTCCATCTGGTGAGCGAACTCGTCGAGCACCGCGTCGCCGGGATAGCCGCGAGCCGTGCGCGGGTTGGCAGCCAGCGCCATGATGCGGCTGCCATTCGCGAACTGAATGCGCTGCACGAGGAAGTCGGTGGCGCTGATGTCGTCCTGCCAGCGCTCGGAGTACACCTCCGACACCGCGCCGATGGCCTGAATGTTCTTCTTGCAGGTATCGACAAACTCCGTCGACTGTGCCTGCGAGGGCGATAGCACCGTCGTCGTCGAGCCCGGCCGCTCCAGCCGCCGGAAGATGTGATCGACGCCGGTGGCGTAGGAGTAGCCGATGCGCGCGGACTTCACCGCCAGCTTGAAACGCGTGCCGTCGTCGAGCCAGCGCTGCTGATACGGGCGCAGCTGGATCACCGGCGGCAGCTGGCGGTCGAAGGGAACCACTTCGACGCGCGGCCGCGATTCAGGCTGCTGCGGGGCGCGGCGCGGGACCGATGCCGAAGACGCGCTCGCGGATGCGATTGATGTCGTCGGCGGTGAGGGCTTGCCCCTTCGTGATTTTCTTTTCTGCGGCATCCATCTCCCGTTCGAACTTTTTGCGCTTCAGCTCGGCGTCCTTCTCCATCTGCGCCAGCTTCCGCTCATCCATCGCGACCTTGCGTTCCTTGATCGCGTTCTCCCGCGCGCGCTGCATCATCTCAGCCAGACCGAGCAGCGCCCCGGCCGCCGCCATGCGCCCCTTCGGCGAGGCGTCCTCGGCGAGGACGGAAAAAATCTGGTCGCGCGCAGCATGCAGCACAGCCTCATCGTCCTTCGTCACAACCGATTTCACGAAGGCCGCGGCGATGGTGCGCGCCTGCTCCGCGCGCGCCAGCGTCTCCGCCGTGACCTGCGTCACGCGCAGGTCGTACCAGCGGTGCAGATTTGTGTGCGGCAGCCGGCGCCCTGGAAACAGCTTGCGCACGGCGGGATCGAGCTTCTCCCAGTCGACGAAACCGGCGCGGCCCTGCGCCCACTTCTCGCTGTAGGCCAGCGAGGAAATCTCCTCGATCTCCTGCCACGTCTTGCCGCGTGCGTTCTTCAGGTACTGGATCGCATCGCGCGTTTCGGGCGGCAGCTGATCGATCTTCAGCGGCTGCTGGCGCTGGCGGCGATCACCCGTCCTGGCTCTCGTTTTGGCCATCGGCTAAAACTCCAGGGCGGGATCCCGCGGGCGATTCTCTTCCACCTGATCGCGGCCCGCCGGCGTCAGCTCGATCTTCTCCAGATACACGCGGCCGGTGAACGAATCATGGCGCTGCACGTAGCGCACGTAACCGCGGCCCTCCAGATCCTGAAGGATGGTGACCGCGTCGCTGATGCCGATCTCAAAAGCAAGCGACTGCAGCGCGTGGGTCACGCCCACATCGTCGTATCGCGAAGCCTGCACGTTGTGACGAGCCCGAAGCAGAAGCAGAATCTGGCCCCTCAGCCGTCGGCTACGCTCCGGCGTCAGGTCAGTGAACATGGTCATCCCCCGAAGAAACAGTTTCGATCTTGAGTTTTCTGGCGATGCTGTCGAGTGTGGCTTCCGTGCGCATCTGCCGCCGATGGATCCGGTCCATCTGCTGCGCCGTGTAGGAGCTCAGCGTCTGGATCTCCTGCAGCTGCCGGTCGTCTTTCTGCGCGATCGCGCTCATCGCCTCCGCCATCTGGTGTTGCGCCCGCGCGCCCTCGCGCTGGATCTCCACCATCCGCTCCAGCTGCGCGCCCAGGATCATCACCACCACCATGGCGATGAAGAAGTTCGGACCCCACGCCTGCAGCAGGGCGAACGCCTGCTTGGGATCGCTCTCCAGAACGCGCCCCACGACCAGGAGAACCGCCGCGACGCCCACCCCGCCGAAGACGACGTTGACGTACCGCACCCACCCCGACCGGAACCCGATCCGGACGTCCGTTCCCGACTCTCCCCCGCCCTGCCGCAATCCGAACATTTTCCTCACACCCACCCAAAAAACGGTCTAACCGCAAGACTGTAATTCTCGACGCTATTTTTCCCGCGCATTACAGCCCCGCTGGCGAGCCCGGTTTCTTTTCCGGACCCCCAGTACCCGGAAACGCTCCTGCAGCCTCCCAGCGCGATTTCCGGCGGTTTCGGGTTTTCCGGGTTTTGCCTGGCTTTCACGGCAGCACCCCGGTCCGCTTTCCACACGCGTACCAGTCCCCCGCGATGCACTGCTGGGCGTCGGCCAGCGGCAGCTTCCCGGCACAGACCTTCCGGTGCAGCGCGTTTTCGAGTTTGTCTTTGGTGTGGAAGCCGATCGTTCCCGGCGCATCCACCGGCTGCGGCCACAGGTTGCGGTCGTCATTCGATCCGCCCAGCTCGATCGAGATCAGGTGATCGATCTCGTAGTCCTTCCCCGGACAGCCGCTCGTCTGGCCGTACGCCGCGCAGATCCGCTTCTTCTGGCTTTCCGTCACATTGCGCTCGTCGCGCGTGTGGAAGCTCCGCGCGCACAGCGTCTCCTTGCTCAACTGCGCATCTACCTCACCGGGCGTCGCCCGCAGATCGTTCAGCACCGCGGCGCCGTCATGGCGATAATGGGCGGCATCGTCGGACTGGATCGCCACGCTCCACGCCGCCGCATACGCATCTTCGGCGCGCGCCACCGCAGCCCGATACGCGGGATCGCGAAAGGCCTCGGGCGGAGCGGTGTACAAAGCCAGAAATCGATCCTGCGCCGCATGAAGCCGATCGGTCGCCGACTGCGCCAGCGCCATCGCTGCGGCGCCCGCCGCGGCAAGAGCCAGCACCACAGCCGTCCGGATCCATCGCGATCGAGCTTTCTGCGTCATGCCGCTGGGTCCCTACTCGCCTCCGGGGCGGAGCTGGTTGACTCCGCCCCTTCGGCCTTCGCGTTTGGGTTATGTCCGCGCAGCTCGTCGACCAGCTGCGTCAATCCGTTCGGATCGCCGTACAGCGCCTCGGCTCCCACCTCCGCGGCGGTGTGCTGCTCCTCGGCCGTGCCATCGCCACCGGTCGCCCAGTCCAGCACCTTCATCCAGGCCGGCTCCGGTTCAGGCAACGCCGATCATTCCTTTCACGCGCGACTGAATCAGCGCGACGGGGACCAGCATCGGCTTCTTCTCCACCGTGAAGGTGACGATCGCCGCGTCCATGACTCTCGCGACCTTGTAGCTCAGCACGACGCCGCTCGTCTCGGGCAGCGTTCCGGCCTCCAGCGCGTCGGGGCCATAGCCGGAGTCCTTCAGCTTCGCCGCCATGGCGTTGAACTGATCCTTGTTGAGCTTCAGCGTGAACGTGGCGAACCCCATCAGAAGCCTGCCTGCGCTTCATACGCGAAGTACTGATCCACGGTCACTGGCCGAGTCAGGCCAAGGTCCCGCGAGATCCGGTCCGCGTTCAACGCCATCTGACGCTGATCGAGCAGAGGCCGCACTTCCGCCAGATGCACGGTGACGTTGCGGCTCATGGCCGCTACCTGCGCCTTCGAACTCACGCCCTCGACCAGCGCCAGCAGCGAATTGACGATCGTCGCGATGCCGTTGATCGCCGTGGTGGCCTTCTGCTGGCTGTTCGGATTCGTGATCTTCACGGCGTTCAGCAGCGCGGTGTTCACGCTGTTCTGTAGCTGAACGATCAGCGCCTGCAGCACCTGAATCGTGGTCTGGTTCGGATTCGCCAGGTAGTTCTTCGCGGCGGTGGTAATCTGCGGCGCCAGCGCGTTGATGATCGCCAGCGACGGCGTGACGATGAGCGCCGCGGACGGATCCAGCACTTCCACCAGACCGCCGGCCGTGTCGATTGCGCTGGTGAGCGCCGGCGTCCAGTTCACGATCTCCTGCGCGACGTTCACCTTCTGTTGCTGCGTGCAGCCGATCACCGGAGCGAACACCATCGTGACGCAGAGCAGAGCGATCATCGCGGCCGTGCCTGCGCCGCCCGTCGACCCGCTGCCCGAGCTGGAGCCGGGATCCTTCGCCAACAGACCGAGGAACCCGGTGGCCATCGCGCCGATCAGCGCAACCACGGTTCCCGTGCCGGCGTGGCCGAGAGTGATGCCCTGCTGCGAAAGCACGCCCACCACAATCCCGACGGCGATCAGCACACCGGTGATCGACGTCTTCGGGTGCTGCCAGATATTCGAAAGGTTCATACACTTTCTCCTTTAGGCCGCCGCTTGCTCGGCCTGCGCCGGCGGCAAGGGCGTCAGGTCATACTGCGTGAGGTCGTAGTCGCGCATCAGCTCTTCGAGCTGCGCGGCGTACCGGGGATTGGTGCTGTAGCCGCAGGCCTGCAGGCGCTGGGCGAAAGCAACAGGATCGTTGCGCACCGCCATCGCCGATGCGTAGCGCGGCGCGCAGCTCAGCAGGCGCGCGTGCGCGCCGAAGCACAGCGGAGCATTCGGGTAGCGAACGAACGGCGCCAGCACATGGCGCGGCTGCCCGTCGATGAATTCCGTGGTGGGCATCTCCACGTAGCTGTCGGGCGCGGCATGCGCGCCGGGCTTGATGCCGAAGAAGTTCAGATAGTCGGTGGCGAGCTTCGACTTGCCCCAGCCGCTTTCGAGAATGGCCTGTGCGATCGTGACCGACGCGGGCACGCCGAATTTACGCTGGCCATACTGCGCGGCCGGCACAACCATCCTCAGGAATTCGCTTTGCGCGGCGTTCACTGTGGCCCCTCGAATCGTTCGGGGCGGGCGCGGCCTCGCTGTTCACCACCAGCTATCCGCGCCACGTTGCCCGTTGCTCTGGCGTTCCGCAAACCTCCTTTCTCAAGGAGATTTGCGATGCCACCCTTGCGGGTTCAGGCATGACGATAGGAGGGCATATGCACGAGGGCGATCCCGCGCGGAGCCGCGCGGGAGATTGGAAAGACTATGGAGGGGATGTTGGGGAGCGTCAGGCAACCCGCCGCGCTGGAATTCCCTGGACGCGATGGGAGGCCGGGCCCTGGGCTCGCTTCACGCTTCCAATAAATTCGAGCACCTGTTCCAGATCCTTCGCCCGGGCCTCGGCGCGCAGGCGGCCCACGCACTGCTCGACGCCGATCTGCACGGCGTTGGTCACCGCCAGAGGACTGCATAGGAGCAGGACCTGACGAACCGGCAAATCCAGCATCTCGGCCATCAGCGCGACGGCCTGCTCTTCGTAATTGGCTGGCGGGATCATGGGCTGCCTCTGGGGAAGGAAGGGTATTCAGAAGTGGGTGAGCGCGTAGATCACGATGCCGACCGCGGCGGCTGTGATCGTAAAAAGCCACATCCCAAGGAATACTCCGAAGACGATGTCGCTCATTTGGACGGAAACTTTCGCAAGAGGCGGATCAGGCGCAGCCGGAAGGCCGCGGCGCAGCCGGGTGATCTGCTCGGGAGGCAGCCCGCTAGCCGCCATCTCCGCGCATCCGGGATGCTCCTTCGAGCCGATGCCCGCCCAGTCGCCGCAGTGTTCGCACTTTGCCATACGCTAACGCGGAGGATTCTGTCCCACGACCCAGATGCTGGGAATAAAGAGCCCGGCACCAACCACAAGTTCGACCGTCGCTTGATCTTCCCACGGGATCATCGGAGGATTTTCCCGTTGGCGAGCAATCGTATCCGGATCGATCGAAAGGTTCCAGTAGCCGTAGGTGGCGAGAGCTGCGATGCACAGCCCAAGCCCCACGAAGAGCATCACGATGCCCAGGACTCGCATCATGCTCTCCTTCTCAGCTTTCGCGCGACCTGAGCGTAATTGGGAAGTCTCGGGCAGGGCGCGTCCGCGATCCATTTCACCACACGTCCTATGATGCTCCCCTCGCCGTTATCGTAGGTGACGAAACGGATCGGTCCGGATTTCAGAGGCTGCAGCATGAAGAGACCTTGATCTTCGCGAAGCCAGTTGATCACCGGACCGTCAACGCCGCGCGCTACAACCACGCAATCCATGAGACTCTTCGCATCCCGATTGCTCACGTCGATTACTGCAATCGCTTCCCCGTCGATCACGTCGGAAATCGCACCTCCGTCGACTCGCAAAGCGCGATACTGCCCATCCCCAACAAGCCACTGTCGAGGCAAATCGAAACACTCTTTCACGTCTGCTCCTGAGTTGTTGCAGTTGGCAATGAAATGGATCGTACGAACAGGACTCTCAAGAGGCAATAACGCAGAAGTATCCGCGAGGCGATTACCGGCGCCCGCCATCAGGCCTGCCTGAATCGCCGCCTGGTCCCGCCACCATTGACGATCATCCCCAGCCACCATCTCTGAAATCTTGAGCAGCGCTGCCGCGCTCGGCAGGTCGAATTCGTGTATCCATCGCGACACCTGCACACGGCTCACTTTGCAAATCGATGCGAGCTGCGCCTGTTTCATCTCGCGCGACTTCAGCAGGTCCCTGATTTTCGAGGAAATCTGGGCGAGCCGCTCCTGGCGAGAAAGAGCGCCTACATTTTCCTTGACACGGATGTAAGTATCCTTTACTTTCGACACTTCGAGGGCAACGCCGTTCCCCTCCGAGATTATATGAATCCCGCCGTTTATCGAACCAAATTGACGCGCAACCTGTTGAGCCGCGTCGCCCGCCAGCTCGGGCTGAGTCGATCCCACGTATGCATGGTGGCCAACGGACGCAGGCGGTCTCGGCGCGTCGAGGTTGCCCTGGACAGGGAATGCGCCCACGTCGACCGGGAGGTCAAAAGGTTCCAGCGGCGCAAGGGGAATGCGGAGCGCGCTGCGTGAGGAAGACATTGCAGGGTCAACCTACCGGACCAGCGCCGAGCTTGTCATTTAGGATTTCGGCCCCAAAAATCCTAGCCCAACCCTCGCTGCCTTTCGGCCTGGAACCGGGTTCCTTCAACGACGACCAGCTCGTCCGCAGCACGATTTCCGCAGCCATCAAGGCAAGCCCCCTGAGTCGCGAGCAGATCGCCGACGCGATGACCGTCATGCTCGGCCTCCGGGTGACGGCCAGGATGCTGAATAACTTCACGTCTGGATCGACGAGCCCCGCACGCTTCCCCGCGGCCTGGGATCGCGCCTTCTGTTGCGCCGTTGCCGACGATTCCCTGCTCGTCTGTCGTGTGCTGAGGGCTGGATTGATCGCGATCAGTGAACAAGAGAAGGCCCTGATGGAGCTGGGGCGCCAGTATCTGATCCGCAAACGCGCGGACGAAGAAGCCGAACGGCTGGAGAGGCGGCTCGGAGGGGTTGAGCCATGAGTCGCCGCACTCCGAGTTCTCGCAGCGGCATAGCCATCCGAAAGGCGCTTGCCAAATCCATACACCGTTCAAAGAGGACGAGGGCTGACATCGCGTCGGCGATGACATCCGTTCTTGGGATCCGGATCACGGTGCTCATGCTGAACGACTACACGGCAGCTTCCCACTTGGCCCACCGCTGGCCAGCGGAATTCGATATCGCATTTTGCCTCGCCGTCGATGACTGGCAGTTGCTTCACGCCCGTGTTAAGGCCGCCGGATTTCGCATGATCGGCCCGGAGGAGGAGCGGTTCATCTCCATCGGGAAAGCGTTCCTGCAGGCATCCCAAGCGGAACGTTTCCTGTCCAAAGAGGCCGCCCGATGAGCGCGGTTCCGAAGCTTCTTCCCTTCAGGTCCGCCGGCGAATCGGCAGCGCTCTCCCTGCCGCACGATCCCGCCGGCGTGAGCCCGGCAGCGGTTGGGGAACCTGCTGCCGGAAGAGCTGCCCTGATCGATGCCCACGATCGGCAGCAGGCGCGTGAGCGGCTGGCCGCAATTCAGCCGCTCCGCGATTTCGACGCCAATCCCAGCCTCTACGCCTGCACGCGGGAAGAGCTCGTCGAACGCCTCTGCGCCGAGCATGACGTGAGCCGCAGAACGCTGCTGCGCTGGCAGAAGCGCTATCGCGAGGGCGGAGAGCCGGCGCTGGCCGATTTCGAGCGCAGAGACAAAGGCGAATCGCGCTGGTTCAGGCAAAACGAAAAGGCCGCGTGGGCCGCCGCGTATCTCCACCTGCATTGCCGCCAGAGCGCCCGCGCGGTCTACGAATCCCTGATCGCGGATCGCGGGCTGTACGGAATCGAAGAGCTGCCCAGCTACCAGACGGTGCGCGCCTTCCTCCGCTCCGCTCCTCCTTTTCTGCACGCCTACGCGATCGAGGGCCGCCGCATTTATCACGAGCGCATGGCCCCATACGTGAGCCGCGGCTACACCGATGTCGCGCCCAACCAGATCTGGGTCTCCGATCACGCCCTGCACGATGTCATCGTGCGCAACGATTGCTTCCCCGAGCTCGAATACAACGCGCGCATGCGACTGCGGATCACGCAGATGCTCGACTTCCGCAGCCGCTACAGCGTCGGGGCCAGCTGGTGTCCGGAGGGCAGCTCGCGGTCGATCGCAACGGCCCTGCGGCGCGCCATTGCGGCGTGGGGACCCTGCAGCCACTTTTACTGCGACAACGGCAAGGATTATCTGAAGGTCGCGCGCGGCGCGGTGCCGGCATGGATGCGCGATGCGGAAGAGATTCGCGGCTGGCACGAACGCGAGATGGCGCACATCGAGCGCGTCGGGATCTTCGCGCGGCTCGGCATCCGCGTCACCCACTGCATCGTGCGCCACCCGCAGTCCAAGCACGTCGAGCGTTTCTTCCGCACCATGCATGAACACTTCGACCGCCGCTGGCACCAGCACTACACCGGCGGCGCGCCCCACCTGCGGCCCGATGCCACCTCGGCCGCCATGATGGAGCACGACAAGCTGCTGCGCCACGGGCGCGGCAACGCTTCAACGCTGCCCACAGCCTCCTTCTTCATCGCGCTGGCCATGGAGTGGATCGAGGAGTACAACCATCGCCCGCACGGCGGACGCGGCATGCAGGGGCGCGCTCCCTTCGAGGTCTTCGAGGATCGCGCGCTGCAGACGGGCATCGACCCGGACTCGATGGCGCTGCTGCTGGAAGAGCACCGCCGGCTGAAGGTGCGCGAGTGCGCGGTGGAATGGACGCCGGTGCCGAAGGGCGGCAGCCGCCGCTACACCTTCTTCGACGACGCGTCGCGCCAGCAGCTGCACGCGCTGAACGATACCGAAGTCGTGGTTGCGTTCGATCCCAACGATCTGGACGCGGTGGCGCTGCTCGACAATTCCGGCCACTTCCTCACCTGGGCCAAGCCCGAGACGTATCTGCGCATGGATCCGAGCGATCCGGAGACGCAGAAGAAGATCGCGCAGTCGATGAGCGACCGCCGCCACCTCGAAAAGCAGACGCGCGGCGTGCTCGAAGTGATTGCGCGCAACGCCCGCGCCATCGGCGCGCGCACGCCGGTCGAGGCTCTGGCCGAGCGCACCTCGCTGGTTCCGGTCATTGAATCCGCCCTCACGCATCGTTCCCCGAAACCCAAACCGCAGCCGGACGCGAAAGCGCCCATGACCGCCGCCGAGATCGCAACGGCCTTCTGGAGAGACTGACCGTGGAGAGAAAGAGATCACGCCTGAAACCGATGCGGCAGCAATCGCTGGCCGCGACGGCGCCGGAGCGCGAGGCCGCCATCGCGCGGGCCAACGACTACATGGGACGCACCGGGCTGTGCGTCGTCGACTTCGCCCGCCGGATCAATTACTCGCCGGTCACGCTCCGCTTCTTCCTGAAGAATCGCTACGACCATGTCGGCGGTGACGACACGCACATCCGCCGCGCCATCGACGCCTGGATGGCCGCGCATCCGGTCGAGGCGTCCACCCAGGTGGCGGGCGAGCTGTACGACACCGCCAACACGCGGCTGATCCGCGCCACGTTCCAGAAGCTGCTGCCGCGCCCCGTGGCGTACATGATCTACGCGCCGCCGGGATCGCAGAAGACGTTTGGCCTCGAGAACGAGGTCGCGCGGCTGAACCGCGAAGAGCTGAGCCGCAACGGGCACGGCCGCCGCGCTTTCTACGTCTACGCGCGGCAGAACCTGCGTTCGCGCGATCTGATGCGCCGCGTCGCCGTGGCCTGCGGGATCCACGCCACCGCCGAGATCGACCGCATGCTGGCGAATCTCCGCTTCGAGTTCCGCGGCCGCCGCGTGCTGCTCGTGGTCGACGAAGCGCAGCATCTCGATCTCGACGCCTTCGAGACGCTCCGCGAGTTGCTCGACCAGCCGCCGCACATGAGCCTGCTGCTGGCCGGCTCGCACGACCTCAAGGAGAAGTTCGACCGCTTCTCCGCGACGCTGGAGCAGTGGAACTCGCGCATCATCGCCAAAGTCCGGCTGCCGGGCCTCGAACGCGCGGAAGCCGCCGGCATCATCCGCCGCGAAGTCGGCGATCTGCTCGACGCCATGCCCGCCACGGCCGCCGAGCGCAAGACGGATCAGCTGATCCGGATGGCCACCACCAGCGACGCCTTCGAGAAGGGGCGCACTTACATCAACGTCCGCACACTGACCAACGCGCTGGCGCAGCTGCGCGGCGCCCAGGAGGAAGCATGAGGGGCCACCGCAGTTCCGAAGTGTTCGGCTCGGTGATCGACGCTCGCGGATCGCAGGTGACCGTGCGCGAATCTCCCTCAGCCCCGCAACTTGTCTGGATCTTCGTCGACGACCATGCGCCCCACATGGCCTCCGCTTATCTCGACCCCGATCAGGCCCTGGCCCTCGCAGCCACCCTGGTTGAATTCGTAAAACAACACACTCCGATCCAGGAGGATTCCCATGCCTGAACTGCGCCGCCGCTTCGGCGACATCGGGATCGGCCTGATTCTCGGCGCGCTCGCCATGTGGTTCCTGCTCGACATCGTCGCGCCACTGATCGATCACCTCTCCACCACAGGAGCTTTTTGATGACCACCGAAGAAACGAAACCCGACGAGACGCTTCGCCCCACTCCCGAAACCATCGACCATCTGGCCGCGCGCTGGCAGCAGGCGAAGGACGAGCTGACCGCGACGAAGGCGGCCTTCGAGTCGATCGAGCAGGAAGGCATCGACATGGTCACGCGGTTCGGCGTCGTGCCGCCCTACGCGGAGAAGTCGATCCGGCTCAGCGGCGCCACCGCGGAGCTGACCGTCACGCGCGCCGACTCCATCACGCTGGACGAGCCGCGTGTCGGGGATCTGCGCAACGCGCTCTATGCCAACAACCGCGAAGCCCTGTTCCACACCCTCTTCGGCATGCGCACGAAGTACGAGCTGCTCGAAGGCGCGGCCGGCGCCGTGAAGGGCGCGAAGCTGCCCAAACGCCTCGCCACTCGCGTGATGAACATGTTTGCCCGTTGCTTCGACGTGAAGTCGAAAAAGCCCTCCCTCAAAGTGGTCATCGCCGATCCGGCAAAACCCGCGAAGAAACAGCGCGGCGCGAAAGGAGTCCGTCCGTGAAGCAACTTACCCTGCGCCAAAAGCGCGAGCTGATCATCCTGGCCGCCATCGAGCGCAAGCCGGCCACCATGGCCGAGATCGAGCAGCGCCTGCGCGATGCGCACCTCCCCATCAGGCTCGAAGAGCTGCGCGACGACGTCTTCGAGATGGGGCGCACCCACGGCTACCTCACCGCGCATCGGCTGGAAGATTCCGGCGCCCCGCGCCCCGATTCCCACGTCGGCACCATTGCCGTGCAGATCGCCTGGGCGGGCACGAAGCGGCTGGCGGAGCTGCGCGCTATCTGCCCGCAGACGCTCATCGAGCACACCAACGAGATCCTGCGCGCGTATGAGCCGGCGCCGGAGTCGGACAACGATCCGGACGGCGTCGTCGATCTCTGTCTCAGCCTCGCGGCGCTCGACGCCTGGTGGGCGTCGCTGGGCCTCGACGGCAAAGCCGAAGCCTTTATGAGCCACTACGAGACGCTCGCGGACGAGAAGCAGCACCGCAGCGAAGGGACGGCGGTGGCCTGATGCTGCGGACGCGCCTCTTTCTCACCTGCGACGGCGACGGCTGCGCGAGCAGATTTCCACGGCCAGGGACCGACAACGCGCGCACGGTCGACGCATCGATCATGAGCGCAATGGCGCTCCGGACCAACGCCGCGCTGGTCGCCGACTGGCTGCGCGTGAAGGGCCACGACTACTGCCCCGACTGCGTCTTTCTGTACCGCCTGCGGGAGCAGAAGCCGAAGGGAGGCAAGTGATGGGTAACGTTTGCATCTGCAAGCGCGGACGGCGCAGTTCTCGCTGCGAAGCGCACCCTGGCTTCGTTGAGAAGCCGTTCACGCCGACGCCTAAACAGTACGTCCTGCTCGCCGAACCGAAAGCGAGGTCGGACTATTACGAATCTCTGCGTAAAGCGGGACGGCCGTGCTGGTTTATCCGCATTGGATACCAAGACCGCCCTTTGTCGGCGATCTGCGCTTCGCCGCGCAAGGCCTGGGCTAACGCTCACCTTGGGCTGCTCGCCTCGATTCGTTTGTCCGCTTCAAAGCGGCGACAGCCGAAGGGAGGCAAGTGATGCCCGTCGTCGACCTCGGCAACGGTGTCACCGCGTGGGTCCGCGGCACGCGGCGCAAGAAGGATATCTGCCGCTTCTGCCGCAACCGCTACGTGACGAAGCTCTGCGACTTCCCGATCCCCGTCGGCGACGTCGGGCACAAGCGCACCTGCGACGCCGGGATGTGCGATCAGTGCGCAACCCCGATCGCGCATGAGGTCGACTACTGCCCGAACCACAAGTCGAAGCGCCCGGCAGCGCAGCAGACCGTATTGCCGCTGGAGGGTTCCGATGCCAGCTGACCGCGAGCTCGTCCTGCAGAAGCTCAACCTGCTGCGCCGCGCCGTCATGGTTGAGCTGGAGCACGCGGAGGTTCTCCGCGCCGGCGTCGACGACGACGACCTCGAAGCCATCCAGCGCGGGCTGCGCGGCCTCGCCAATGCGCGCGAGCTGGTCTCCGATCTCGCGATCGAGATCGGCCGCGAGCTGCCCGCCCGTCAGGTTCTGGGCATTCGCGAGGCGCCCGATCCGCGCACCAGCACGGACGGCTACCTGGGAGCGGTGGAACCATGAGCACACCCAGCCTCTTCGCCAACCTGCCCGAGGAACGGGCCGCGGCGCTCGACCAGCGCATCGGCGAGCTGCTCTACAGCCAGGGTAGAAACAAGTTCGGCGACACGCTCAGCCCGGAAGAGCGCGGCGTGCTGCGCTGCATCCGCTTCCACCGCGACTCCAGCCGCCCCATCACCATCCGCGAGATCGCCGCGCTCACGCATCTCAGCGAGCGGCGCATCAAGGCCGCGGTCCGCGCGCTGCGCCTCAGCTTCAGTGTCCCGATCGGCGCGGCCAAGAGCGGCCCGGAAGGCGGCGGCTACTTTCTGATGCTGAACCCCAGGGACCTCGCGATCTTCCTTGCAAGTCAGACACAGCAGGTCATCGCGGAGGTAGCGCTGCTCAAAGAATTCGGCGGATCGCAGGCCGCGCTCGAACTGCTGGGCCAGCTCCAGCTGGAGATGAAGGCATGAAGCCTGAAATCAACGCGAAGAAATGTTTTGCCGTTGGCTGCGACGCCATCATTCCGCGCGCGCAGCTCATGTGCCGCGATCACTGGGCCCGCGTGCCGTCGCGCGTGCGCATGGAAGTCCTCGACACCTGGCGCGACTGGGACCGGGGCGGCGCTCTGCGCCCTTACTCTCTGGCGACCTGGCGCGCGCAGCTGGCCGTCGCGCATGCTGAACACCGCGAACCGGCCGAGACCGCGATCCGCGCCATCATCGCCGAACTCGAAAAGCGGCAGGAGACACCCCATGCCGCGTAACCGGGACGATACCCAACTCCTGCTCGTCGCCCTGGGCATAGCGATTGCCTTTACCGTATTTGCCGCCGCGATCATCGGGCTGGCCCTCTGGAGGATGCAGTGAGACCAAGAAAGAACGTGCTCGTCTTCTCCGCGCGTGAGACCGATATGGCCGCGACGCTGTTCGTGCTCAACAATCAAACCCGTATCCGCGCCCGCGCGGTCCACACGCTGGAGGCCTTCAGCGAGCAGCTCGTTACCTTCATGCCCGACGCGGCGCTGCTGTTCCACGATGGCCAGCCCTCGCCGACCGCGGAGTGCTCGACGGCCGCGCACGATCGCGGCGTGCCGCATCTGCTGGTCGCGCGCACCAGCGATTTTCCGCAATGCCAGGCCAGCATGCTTTTGACGAAGAAGCAGTCCGACATGGCCAACATCCTCGACGGGCTGCGCATCGTGCTCGCCCGCAAGCGCGGACCGAAGCCGGATCGCAGCATCAGCCAGGACCTGACGCTGCTCAGCGGTTACAACGCCGCGGCCGCGAACGCGAGGCTTGCGTGAAGTTTCCACGGGCCGGTCGCGATCGATTGCGGATCGATCGCGACCGCGAACGGGTTCCGCAGAAAGAGAGCGCCGCATGAGACGAGGCAGCCGCCATTCCCCTGAGGTCCGTCAGCGCATGAGCGACGCCCGCAGAAAGGCCTTGGCCAACCCTGAGGTCCGTCAGCGCATGAGCGACGCCAGCAGAAAGGCCTTGGCCAACCCTGAGGTCCGTCAGCGCATGAGCGACGCCAGCAGAAAGGCCTTGGCCAACCCTGAGGTCCGTCAGCGGCTCGCGAGGAAGCGCGCGGGAGTTGAAGGTTTTTGCTCCGAATGCGCTGAGGGCAATTGCCTCGCGTGCGATGGCGGCAGCTGCCGGTGTCCTTGCTCGCTCGATCTCGATCGGCGCCATACGCCGCTTCGCCGGAGGTACGCATGAGCAGGCTCAGTTACGACGCGGTGTACGCCGATCTCGAAATGCAGATATCCGACATCGCCCCGGTGCGGGCGGACGACACCGTGATTCTCGTGAAGCCGGCCGGAGCCACGGAAGCGCAGTACAGCCAGGCAACCAGCGAGCTGGGATTCAACCGAACCCAGGAGCGCGCGAGGAGGCTATGAATTCCGTATCGCCAGTCCTGACTGAAGTGGAGATCCCGGCCGAGCAGGTGATCGCGCTGGAGCAGCCGGAGTTCCTCCCGATTATTGTTGCGCGGATCCGCTTCGCAGACGAATCGCCGGCGACCCTGACGCGCTTTCGGTTCACCGATGAAGAGCGCGCGGCCATCGCCGCCGGCGCGGACTTGCTCCTTTCCCAGCCTCACCATGGGCCGTTGATGCCAATCGGCCTGCAGCTGGCGATGCCGGATTCGTATCCACTCCCGGAGCGCACATGAGCGAGCACTACACGAAGAACACGGTCAGCGCGACGGCATGGTGCGCGAAGTGCGGCAAGCCGACCGAGCATCGCGTCGACAGCGGCCGTCTCGGCCCGTGCCTTCCGTGCCTGCGCGCGCCCCTGCCTTCGCCCGTGTCCCGCGCGCCGAAGTCGACGCAGGGCTTTCTGTTCGGAGAGGAGAAGCGCGCATGATCGAGCGGATCAATCAGGTTCTCGGCGCTCCCCGTCCATTCAAGGCTGTCTCTCTCACCCAGCCATGGGCCTCGCTCGTGCAACGCCGCGCGAAGCGGTGCGAGACGCGCTCCTGGTACACGTCCTACCGTGGGCCTCTGGTCATTCACGCCGCGAAGGGTTACCCGGCGTGGGCACGCGAATTCGCTGGTGAGCCCTACACTCAACACGCTCTTGGCGGCCTCGATCCGGAGACGCTGCCGCGTGGCGTCGGCCTCTGTGTCGTCACTCTCATCGCCTGCGTGAAGACGACGGAACTCTATAAGCTCAGGAAGATCGGCTTCGATCTCGCCTCAAACGAGATCACTTTCGGCAATTACGTCGATGGCCGCTGGGTTTGGGCGTTGGAGCACCAGTACGACTTCGTTGAGCCCATCCCCGCGACGGGATCCCTGGGATTGTGGAACTGGCCGCATGAGCAATATCAGGCGGTGAGCGCATGAGTCCCCGCCGCGATCGCATGCCTCCCGATCCGCGCCACGCCGTGGTGAAGGCGCTGCTGCAGCTCTACTGGCTGCAGGAGAATCCTGAGACGCCGGATCTGCCGTGGGGCGCGGCCGAGGCCGGATGTGTGGGCACGTTCCTGCGCGCGAATCCCCGCGTCAACGTCGACGTCGTCGCCCGCTGTCTCGATAACCGCCTGCTCAGCGAGGATCACGCGCCGGCCGAGCGCATCCACCGCTGGTTCGGCGACTTGCTGCGCTACAGCCAGGGCCCGCTCGACCGCTACCGGCTTCCGAAGGCGGCAGCGCGCTCCTCCGAAGCGACGCTTGGGCGCAGCACGCTGCCGGAGCCAACGCCTGAGGATCGCCGGAAGACGCGCGACTCGCTGCTGGAGATCGCAAAGCGCCGCAACTCGGAAGGGAAGCCGCTGCTGCCCTGGCAGGAAAGCATGCTGCGCGAGGAGGGCCTGCTGTGAAGAAGCCTCCGCAGCGCGCTCTCATCACCGCCGGCGAAGACGGTCTCGCCGCGATGACGTTTATCGAAATCGCAAAAGTGGTGGGCGGCACACCCGCCCACGCGCGCGTGGACTATCGGCGCGCCATCGCCAAGCTCAGACAAAAGACGGAGGCGCTCGGGAACATGCGCGCGCTGGCAACGGAACTGGAGCGTCATCGGCCGGTCGAGGTCGACTGGTTCGGCGCCGAGGAGCAAGAGCGGGAGGAGCAGGTTGCCAGGGGTCGACGGATATCAGCGCCAGTGTCAGCGAGCGGGCTGCACGAATCCGGTGAAGCGCGACCGGGATCGCTTCTGCGGCGACAAGTGCCGCATGGCGGATCATCGCGCGCTGCACGGATGGAAGCCGCTCAAATGTCCGCACTGCGGCAAAGCGATTCGCCAACGCGGACGTCCACCGGGGAGGTAGCGTGATGCCGCCGAGCGCCTCGATGAACAACAGCGGGCTGGCGATCCGCATGCTCGGCAGCCGCGGCATCGGCTGGCGCGGGCCGCGCGCGCCACGACAGGACGCGATCGATGCTTTTGTCGCCGCCGGCGTGAGCCTGAGCGGCGCGCGGCTGATGAGCCAACTCACCCCGAACGAACAGCGCCTGCTGCGCAACCTCTGCCTCACCGACGATTCGTACGAGGAGATCGCGCTGCGGCTGCGATCGAACGCTCGGGCCGTCAGGACGGCAGCGCAGCGCATCATGACCAAAGCCGAAGTCCACAGCCGCCACGGCCTGACGCTCTTCGTGTGGCGCAACCGCGTGATGCAACCGGCGCAGGAGGTGAGCGCCTGAACCAGCCTCGCATCGCCGGCGGTCAGATGGCGCGTCTCCAGACGCTCTACGGCCAGCTCTGCGCGCACACGCAGCAGGGCAGGGATCGCGCCGCCCGCATCGCCTGGGCATCGGAGCTCGTCCGTCGCCCGGTCGCTAGCTTCAGCGAGCTCACGCAGGCCGAGGCGCGCAGCCTCATCGACACGCTGCAGGCCCAGCTCGGCGTGCAGCACCCGACGCAGAAGCGCATGCGCCGCGAAGCCGCCGATCGCCACGGCCGCGACGGCCGCCGCGACGGCCGCGACCTGAAGTCGACGCCCGAGCTGGTCAGCGCGGATGACCTCGCGACCATCGAGGGCTATTACGCACGGCTGGTCTGGACGAGGGATCGCTTCGACGCGTGGCTGCGCTCGCCGCATTCGCCGCTGAAGAAGTCCAACCCCGAGATCCGCACCAAGGCGGAAGCCAACCGCGTCCGCTGGGCACTGAAGGGAATGCTGCAGCACAACGGGCTGTGGGAAGAACGTCCGAGAAAGGAAGCCTGAATGGATCGCACGCAGGATGTTGCCGTTCGCGAACTCTACGACGCTCTCAGTGAGGCGATGCACAACGACCCAGCCGTCGTTGCGGCGAAGGCGAAGCTGGAGAAATGCGGCATGATCCTCAGCCATGTCGAGATGCAGGCGTTCTTCTCGCTTGCCTCGTTCGTGCGCACGGGACAGCGCCAGTCCGACGCCGACTTTCTGCAGTCGCTGCGCATCGCGTCCGACGTCACGCCACACTTCGAAGGGAAATTCGAGTTCGATCCGAAATCGGAGTCATGAGCCTCACGAGCCAGCCCGGCCAGATCCTGCTGCCCTTCGCGGAGAAGGAATGGATCAGTGTCGAACGGTGCTGCACGATCCTCGATATCGGCGTGGCCACCTTCTACCGTTTGCGCGAGCGGCGCGACCCGCACGGCCGCCCGCTCATCGAAGTCACCGACTATGGTCTCGGCCGCCGCCAGCGCGTGCTCTACATCAGCATCGTCGCCTACTGCGACCGCCTGCGCGAGCGGCACGCGATTCCCGACCAGCGGCCGCCGCTGCCGAATCCTATCTTTCGCCATCGCGACGAGGACCTGCTGCCTTTCGCGCTGAGCGACACGATCTATGTGCCCGAGGCTCTCTCCTGCCTCGGCTACGATTCGAAGAACGTCGTCTTCCACCTCTGCGAAGAAGGCGCGTTCTGGGCCTATCAGATCCTGCCCGAGCCAGGCTCGCCGTGGCGCATCTCGCGCAGCGATTTCCGGCGCTGGCTGGAGACCTGCCGCAACCGCCAGCGCTGACGTAATATTTAGAGAGGAGTAATTCGATGGCCGACAGTGGAAGCGGGATAACCCTCATTAGCTCCAATCCAAAGCGCAAGATCAAGGCCGACGAATCCTTTCCTGCGCCCACTGGAATGCACGCCTTCATCATCGTCGAATCCGTGCACTGCTTCAGGGGCGTCTTTCCGAGAGACATGGTGGAATCTGCTCCGCACTTTGTCATTGAGTTTCTCGACACCGGGCTCGATCGGTACATCAGGGATCACTCCGCACCACCCGGCGCAGGGACATCCCCGAGCCCGATCGGGATGTGGCGCGGTCGCGGGTTGGATGACCTTCTTTAACGCGCTCCGGCGCTGAATCTTTCCACGCTACGCCTCCACTCCGCTCTCATCCTGATCCTCTTCGCGCGCGCGTGAGGATGACCCCATGGTGCGTCGCCTCCTTCCGGCCTTCCTCTGCCTCCTGAGCTTCACCGCTTTCGCGCAAACCGGCTATGTGACGATGACGGCGGCCAACCTGAGCGATCAGAGCGGCAGCGGCGCGCTCCTCTCGAATGCGACGGCGACGTTTTGTCTCACGAACGCCGCCGGAACGCCGATCGGCGTGCACGTCGGATCGAGCGCCGGCGGTCAGGCGGCGCCCCGCTGTTCGTCGGGCCCGGTGAATAACGGCGCGCTGGTTGGGACGTGGCAGACGGCCGACCCCACCGCCGCGGGCACGAATCTGGTGCCGGATCCGGCCTTTACAGCCGCACTGGGTACAAACTGGACGAATCCGTCGACGACGACGACGCCTCCGGTACACAGCGCCGAATGCGATACGATGCCGTCCGCGCCGCATACCACCGTCTCGTGCACCGTGACTGGACTGCTCGGCGGCGAGACCGTCATCCTGAGCACACTTAGGCTAGGCAACCCCACAGTGATCTCCCTGACGGACTCGGCCGGTCAAACGCCGGTCGTGTTCCACACAGACGTTTGGGCTCCCAACGCCTACGACGGATATGTGTTATCGAATGCGAGCGCCGGTTCGCACACCTTTACTCTGACGGTGGCAACGGCGGTGACCTATCTGGGCCTGCGCGCCGATGTCTTCTCGGGAACGCCACTGGCAAATCCAATCGACGCGTTCAGCTGGAATAACGCCAACTGCTCGGGTACTACGGTGAGTGGGTCACCGGTAACGACGACCCTGGCCAACGAGACCGTATTTGCATGGGGAGACGCGAGCAGTTCCACGGCGCTGACCGCGGGATCGGGTTACACCCTCTATCCGCAATCTGGCGGCGGCCCGAGCGATTCAGCCGGAGAGACGATCGCCGCAACGTCGCCCGGAGCAGTGACTGCCTCGTTTGGCCAGTCTGGCGGGAACCTTTGCGCGGTCAGGACCGTTGCGCTGAAGCCGCTGCTGCCATGGCTGATTGCTAACACCGGTTCGCCGCAGGCGGGGCTAAACTATCTTGCGGCCGGATCGTCTGCGAGCGGGACGAACGCGTATTCGCAGTCAGACGCGATTACGACGATTCCGGGGCAGACCTACACGTTCGGGGGGTATATCAACGCCGTCGGCGTCACCGCTGGGAGCCTTTATTGGCAGGTGTGGGCCCCGGGTCCGGGGACGCAGTTGGGCGCAGCCGCAGCCACGCTGGGCGCGGCGGGCTATTACATTGTCCAGTTCACCGCCCCGGCGGGGGTGACATCCGTTCTGGTGCGAGCTGTGATCAACTCGCTGGCGATTACGCCCGGTGACACAGCCGCATTCGCGGAGCCGCTGCTGCAGGCCGGCAGCGCGCGGCTCGTCGATACCAACCTCAGCAACCCGCAGAATCCGTGCGAGGGGCTCACGATCACCGACAACGTCAGCGGCAGCGTCCTGCTGGGCGGACCGGGATCCGGCTACACCTGCCTGCAGCCGCAATGGACGGAAAGCGCGCCGATGCCCTGCGTCGCCGGCGTCTGCAACCTTGACGGCTATATCCCGACGACTACTCCTGGGGTGATGCAGGTCTCCGGGATCGCCGGGCCAGTGGGTCCGGCAGGTCCAGCGGGGCCAGCGGGGCCTGCGGGGGCGTCGTCGGGGTTGGTTTGGGTCAGGCCGGAGAACTATGGCGCGAAGGGCGATCTCAAGAGGGTCTTCGACGCCTTCACCGTCATGCCGGGAACGAGCAACTATTCCTCCGCGGTCGCGTCTCCGCTGGCGGTCACGGCGAGCAGCAATGACGTTGTCGTGACCTGGTTTGACTACTACGGAACGTGGGGCACCACACCGTCTGCCGGAACCTCGCGGATCAACGTCGCCGCCGTCTCTTCTTCCTATGGCGGCCTCGTCTTCGATCAGACCATCGCTTCGCCGCAAACGGTTGCGGCGGTGACGGGATCGATCACGGCGCAAAATGGCTGGACTTCGGGGCGGCTCGTATTGAAGCCCACCACAGGCCAAACGATTACCTTTGTTGGCGCGAGTGACGTGCAGAATTCCTCCGGCAGCAGCTCGATCACGGTCAACGTCCCCAGCGGGGTCGCCAATGGCGATTTCATGCTGGCGTGTGTGACGGTTCCCAATGCCGGGAGTTTCGTCTCCATCACCGCTCCCGGAGCCTGGGGAACGCAGGAGTATGTGCAGTACGCGCTGCCTAATACCGGGGCATCCCCGGACACGGGGATACACACAGCTTGCTGGACCCGCACAGCCTCCAGCGAGCCGTCCAGCTATACCTGGACGGAGTCCAACCCCTATTTCAATTTCGCCTTTATCGTTGCCTATCGCAACGTCGCCGGAATTGATGGAAACACAACCGCGAACCAGCTGCAATCGTTCTCCAGCACCTCGGCGGCCGACGTTGGAAAGCGCCTCTGCCTGCAGAAATCCACTTCGGCGTCCAACGGCATGGGGCAAACCTGCGGCACGATCACGGCCTACAATCCGGCGTCGAGCGGTCTCGGTTCCGTCACCCTCAGCTTTACTCCGGGTACGCTCGTCTCCGGCGTGGAAGCAGTGTACGCGTCCGACGACTATCCGGATTTTCACACGATGCTGAGCACTGCGCCCTGCGCCATTCCAGGCCCGGGGTGCCATGTCTACCTATCTTCAAAATACGGTCTCAGCAGCGGTCTGGCGCTCGCGCAAGGCAACCTCGCGTTTGCCATGAGCGGGGACGGCGCCGGAATGCCATGGAGCGCGAACGATTTCCTTTCCGGTGTGCTGCCTCAGGACAGTGGCACGCAACTTGTATTTCTCACGACCTCGCTTTCTTCGTCAACTCCGGGGCTGCTGGTCAGCGGCGGCTCGACGTTGAACAGCAGCCTTGCGAATGTTGAGCTGGATCGTTTTTCCCTCATCGGTGGCGCGGGCTATAACGGTGATGGAGCCGGCGGCGACGGTCTGGACGCGCTGAATTGGCAGGGCGTCAAGATAGAAGGAGTCCAGATTGCAAACTTTGCGGGGAATGGGTGGCTCCTGGATGGCATATCCGGACCGCCCTACTCCTACACCGAGAACACGGTGTTCGATTTCGGGATCATCACCCTGAACCATGGAGCCGCGATTAAAACGGGCTCGAATGCCCCCAACATCGAGACGATCGCGGTCACCAATTCAACGATCGAAGGCAACGGAGGACCTGCATTCAATATCGCTAACCCTGGCGCGGTGCAGGGTCTGCGAATCGATAGCAACACGATCCAGTGGAACAATCGAAACGCCGCTGCGGCTGAGATCACGCTGGCTGCGACGGGGCAGATCACAGGCTGCAACATTCGCGGTAACTACTTCGAAGTCGATTCGGTCTTCGGGAGCCACAGTAACGCCGCCGTGACGAACGTCGCGTCGGCCATCGGCTGCGAGTGGGGAAATAACAAGAACTTCATCCAACCCTCCACCAACAGCCAGATTCCTCGTTACCTGATTTTTTCGGCTGCAGGCACGCCCCTGCCGTCATGCTCTGCGAGCAGCGCCGCGCTGAGTGAAAGCACGGCGTATGTGACCGACGCTGCTGCCTGCACGGTGGGAACGTCCTACACTGGCGGCGGCGCCGCCTCAACCACCGCAACTTTCAGCAGCAGTTCCACCACGCTGACTGTGGCTTCCGGGACGGGGATCGTGGTGGGCCAGATCGTCACGGGCACCAATATCGCAGTGCTCAGCACTGTGACCAATGTCTCGGGAACGACGATCACCATCAGCCCCGCGACGACCGGCTCCGGGTCGGGGTCTGCGGTCAGTTTTGGATACGGCTGTAAGGTCGCCTGCCGCAACGGAAACTGGACCAGCACAGGGTATCCGTTCGCCTACTAA